ATTAATACCGTAGCATGGGAGAAATTAGGGGATGAACAATTTACGTTGCCAATCGGCAAATTTGAAATTGATGAATTCGAGGGCAGTAGCCTTCCTGATGTAGTTAAAATCAAAGGTGTCGCTATTATCGGTAGTACTGACTTGCGGGAGAAAAAGAAAGACAAATCGTGGAAAACTACAACGCTTAAAGCGATTGCTACCGAGAAAGCAAAAGATAATAAATTAAAGCTAGTATGGGATGCGGATTTTGACCCACCGTTAAAAGATGCATCACAAAGTGCTGAATCAGACCTCGCATTCTTGCAGAAACTATGCAATGATGCGGGGTTTTCTCTTAAGGTATCCACTGAACAGTTGATTATATTCGATGATTACAAATACGAAAACGTGAAGCCTAAAGTTATAATTCGTAGACCAGGTGGCCAATATCAACCTGTACAGACGAAGGAAGGCGAGCAACCGCCTTTGATTATTACTAGAGCCTTATCTTATTCGTACAAAAGTAAAACTCGTGAAGTATATCGAGCATGCCATGTGAAATATACAGATAAGGATAAGAAATCCGTTATCGAGGATACATTCGAAGATCCTGACCGTAAGGGTCACACGTACCTTGCTGTATTAGAGGTTAATGAACAGGTTAAAGATAAGGCTGAGGCAAAGAGATTGGCTAAAAAGAAGCTAAGAGAAGCCAATAAAGAAGCCGATACAATGTCTTTTAGTTTTCCTGGCAATCCTCTTATTATGGCATCGGTTACGGTTAATCTCGAAGGATTTGGGGTGTTCGATGGTAATTATTTAATTACTAAAGCAACGCATACATTAGGGGCCAATTATTCAACGTCGATTGATGTAAGGAGGTGTTTAAATGGCTACTGACATATTATCCACATTAGTGGATATGATATTTATTGGAAATGTTTCAAGTACAATTCCTGAAGAAGGTAAAGCCGTTGTTACACGCCTAGATAGAGAAGGTGTTGTAACGGCGCCATTATCTGTCATTAATCGAGGTGCAGCACATGATAAGGACTATTGGATGCCGGCTATTGATGACCAGGTATTGTGCATTATGTTGCCTAATCGGTCCGGACGTGGGTTTTCCGATGGATTCATTATTGGCACATTCTTTAGTAGTGCGGATCCGACTCCAGGCGGTGCGGATAATGGTAAACGTGTGCTTACTGTTCCTGGAGATATGACTCTTAATGTTGGAGGTACTTTATCAATTAATTCAAGCGGTGGGGATGTAGTGGTCAATGGTATTTCCTTAGTTCATCATGTGCATGGCGGTGTAGTGTCTGGTGGTTCTACAACATCAGGACCAGAATAGGAGGTATAGATGTATATCGGTTATTTGGCGGATATAGTATTTTATACCGCATTAGATAATGTTCTTACTGTATCGGATGTAACGCGTTCAGGTAGTGCTCGATGGGAAAAGCACAATTTGATGTTAGAAAAGCCTGTCAAACAATTTAGCGGACCTGATGTGGAACAAATTACATGTAAGATTCTTATTTCTGCATCACTTGGACAATCTCCAGATAGTACTGTTAAGAAATTGCGAAATTATCGCGATACGGGGGCTGTATTACCGTTTATTATCGGTGGTAAACCTGTTAGTCAAAACTACTTTGTCATCATGTCTATGAGCGAGGATAGCTTATTCACGGATGCATACGGTAAGACTCAATCTATTGAGGTTTCTCTAACTCTTGAGGAATATTCGGATAATAATACAGTAGAAGAAAAGTCCATGCTAAATCAATATGGTCAGAAGTTCAATAAAGTTAATACGATATTGAGGAGGTTCTAGCCATGTCAGCAACGTATGAAATTAAACCAGTAACTGACAATAGGATATCGCTAGCACCTGAAAGTGAAGTCGCTGAGATTTTGCAGAATGTGCAAACGATTATTTCTACTGTTCGTGGTAGCGTGCCACTAGATAGGGAGTTTGGTATTGATGGTCGCATTATTGATATGCCTATCCATCAGGCGCAAGCTCATCTATCTAACGACATATTCCAACAAATTAAACGGTATGAACCACGTGCCAAAATTAGTGATATATCATTTACCGCCACACAAAATGGGGCGTTGATTCCGAAAGTGATGGTGACTGTATGAGATTATCTGATTTACCTAATGTTGAGTTTTTTAACACAGATAAAGAACACGTTCAACAGAAGGTATTTGATATTTACACAACAATAACAGGGCGAACCTTGGGAGAGGGCGATCCTGTTACTTTGTTTTTAAATGTAATTTCGGAAATTATTATCCGATTATTGAACGATGCAAATTATGCAGCTAAACAAAATCTATTAGCCTATGCAGAAGGCGATAACTTGGACCATGTTGGAGCTGTTCCTGCTGCTGTTGAGCGATTAAAGGCAACGAAAGCGACTACAACAATTCAAGCAACATTGTCAGCAGTGCGCACGAACTCTGTCATTATTCCAAAGTGGACTAGAATATCAACTGGAAGTGGCGAATATTTTGCTACTGTTGAGGATTTGGTTATTCTACCAGGTCAACTTAATGGATCCGTAAAAGCAGAAGCACAAATTGCCGGGGCGCGAGGCAATGGGTTTAAGCCGGGCGATATAAGTACAATTATTGATCCTATAGCTTATGTGGATACGATGCGTAATATAACTCTATCTGAAGGTGGTTCTGATACAGAGGACGACGAATCGTATCGCGAACGTATTCATGAGGCTCCAGAATCGTTCTCTGTGGCAGGCCCTGAAGGGGCGTATGAGTATTTTACAAAGTCCGCGTCGCACCTTGTGGCAGATGTAGGCGTATCTTCTCCACGTCCAGGTGAGGTTAATATTTATCCCTTATTAGCAGGAGGAGGACTTCCTGGGCAAGAATTGCTCACGACTATTACGGATTATTTATCTGATAAGAAACGTAGGCCTCTGACTGATAAGCTAACTGTATTAGCACCTACTACTACGCAATATAACATCGACGCTAAGTATTACATTGAAAAAGGCGCCGATGCAACGGTGGTAAAAGCTAAGGCAGATAAAGCAGTTAATGACTATGTTATATGGCAAAAGTCAAAATTGGGCCGTGATATAGTACCCAGTCGATTGGTTCAAATGCTCATGGATGTATCCGGAATTAAACGCGTTGAAGTAACGGCACCTATATTTACCCCGATTGCAGAACAAAGCGGCGTGGCAGTAGCTAATACAATCGCCGTAGTATTCGCGGGAAGTGAGGAAGAATGATACGTGATAGCAAGTATACCAGTGCGGAATATCTTCCATCGTCAATCGATAAGGAGCCAATTAAAGCCCTTGCTAAAACGTGGGACGATACACTAGCCGAATTCATGAATACGAATACGCTACTATTGTGGTCATCTATTGATACTGAATCAGAAAGTGTAATTGATCATTTAGCGTATCAATTGCATGTGGATGACTATGATAGCGGACTGCCGATAGAAACTAAACGCGAGATGGTGAAGAATTCAATTGATATTCACCGTCACAAGGGTACACCGTATGCTGTTGAAAGGGCTGTACAGACCATATATTCTGATTCAAAAATCGAAGAATGGTTCGAATACGGCGGGAAGCCGTACTATTTTAAGGTTACGCTAATTACGGCCCCCTTAAAAGGCAAAGCAGATATAGATAGGCTTGTACGCGCTATTAATGCTGCTAAGAATGTACGGTCCTGGTTAGATGGCGTTGAATTTATTCGCAAAATAAAAGAAAATTCGTACTTCACAGGATGGTGCGAGGTATCTAAAAAAGTAAACATCAGATGCGATTTTACCAGAGCATGGCATATAAATTTAAATGCGCATATGACGTCTTATGCGATTGAGAATAAGAAAACAAAGATTAATGTAATACTTGATAACAGTATTAGATAGGAGGAATATATGGCGGAATGGTCAAATGCAATTATGACTGATGTCGGTAATGCCCTTCAAGCAAAAGTAAATGCAGGGCAAACTAAGTTAACTTTTACCAAAATAAAGGTAGGGAGCGGCGTTAACGCGACGAATCCGTTGGCACTAACAGATGTAATCTCCTCAAAATGGGAGACTACTAATATTATTGTTAAACGTGAGGGGAAGATAGTAAGTGTTGATACATTTATTACAAATAGTGGCATAACAGAAGCCTTTCGAATGTCGGAAATTGGGCTATTTGCTAAGGACCCCGATAAAGGCGAAATATTGTATGCCTATCTAACAGATCCGGAACCCGATAGAATGCCAGCGGAAGGCGGATCAGTTGTTGTGTCTCAAGAACTATCTATCGGGATGATGTTTAGTAATACAGGCAATGTATCACTTACAGTCAATATGGGGGCGCTAGTTAATCAGGAGCAACTTAACGAGCACAACTCCTCTATTTCATCCCATTCTCCTATTACTGACCAAATCAAAGCAATCCTCGGCAGTACTAACTGGAAAGATGTGCCGGCAAGCACGCTCGTCACAATTAAAAACCTGTTGGGGCAAGGTGCTATCGTGGCTTCTAAACTTGATGCTAATGCGGGGTTCGTTAAGTTTGCGAATGGTTTCACTATCCAGTGGGACGCGATAACTATGATTCTGATGAGAGGAGTCATTGGGTTACTTTCCCAATATCATTTAGTGAATGCTATTCTGCGGTGCCGTCTATAATTGGAGGTTCTAGTGATAGCATTAAGATTTACAATATTAATAAGACGGGTTTTGAAAAAGTTTCTTATTATAACTTTCAAACAAATAAGACAGTCTCGAGACCGTGTCTTTGGTTAGCAGTTGGTAAAGCTTAATGCCCAGTGGGGAATATCCTGGTTTGATTCCAATAGGTACTACAAAGATATTTCGCTACCGATTAACAGTACTGTTCTGGTATCCTTAGCCACCGACGATTCTGTCAGTGTTGCGACTTCTGGATCGGAATGCTTTATTTCGTGGAACAGTGGATTTTCTCAATCTAATAGAACCGCAATCAGATTCTTAACTAACAGAGCAGATACTGGAAGTTTTGTGTGGATAGCCGTCGGATTATCTTAATACCCAGTGGGTATTATTTAATGCTAATAATCAACCAAAGCCATGGACTGTGCGATATCCGATAGAGTTCAGTAATAAAACTATCGCCGTTTCTGCAACAAGATATAACGGTGATTATTCATTTTCTGAAATCATTTTATCGACATCTAGAAATCAGTTGACGTACAAGGATAGTGATTATAGAGGGCAGCAAGGTGTTGGTGACCAGATTATGTTTCTGATTATAGGTAATTAAATTTTTCCTAGAGCGAACCAGTAATAAGAAGCAGCATATCTATCACTTGCCGAAAATACGGCCTTAGTGGTGTCGCTCTCAGTCACGGAGTTGGCAAAATACCTAGGGGTATCTGAGCCCGACCAGTACGCATCAATAGCGTTCGCCATGAATAAAGTTGTAAATTTGATAGGGAATCGCACTTCTGTCTTAGTTACATTATCTTGGCCGCCTATTCCCCACTGG